TACAAGATGCTTGGTATTTATATAAGAATGGAGAGTACGATGAGGCGTTAATCGAAGTTCAAGCATGTGCTGCATCAGATTGGGCAACTGCTGGCTACGATTGGCTAAATAGAGCTATAACTAATAAGGAAAATAAATGAGTAATATACCACAGTGGTCGTATAGCCGACTAAAAACGTTTGAAGATTGCCCTAAAAAAGCAGAGTATGCCTATGTCCAGCGTATTAAAGAGCCAGGAAATAAAGCGATGGACAGGGGTAAAGATATCCATAAGCTATGTGAAGAATATATTCGTGGTCGGTTTGATGACGATATACCGAAAGAGTTAGCAGACTTTCAAGAAGCTTTTGAGCTACTAAAAGACCTACATTTAAAAGGTCATGTACTTTGTGAGGGCGACTGGGCGTTTACTACAGACTGGGAGCCTACAGGTTGGTTTGACCATGACACGTGGGGTAGAGCTAAAGTAGATGCTTTTGTCCACATAGAAGGTGAAGATAACGCTAGAGTCATTGACTTTAAAACAGGTAGGTATGACGGTAACCAAGAAGGGCATAGAGAACAGTGTGAGTTATATGCTTCTATTGTGTTTAATAGACTACCAGAGCTTAAAACTATTACCACAGAATTATGGTATCTTGACCATGGTAAGCTAGACCGTTATCAATATGATAAGGAAACAGTAGAGGCTAAGAAACAGAGACTTAATGATAGAGCAGTTTTTATGACTACTACTACAGAGTTTCCTGCTAAGCCAAGTGAACGTAAATGTAAGTGGTGTTATTTTGGTAAGCAGAATATATGCCCCAGCAGATTAACCTAAGGAGAAAAATATGCCTGCAGATTTTGATAAAATAGAAAAGTTAGCTCAACGTGACGTAGCTCAGCTACAGCATGCTGAAAAAAGTTATGGCGACAGTTGGCGTAAACGTGGTGGCGTAGGTGCTTTTATGATGTTAGCACGTAAGTTTGACCGTATAGAAAACCAGTCAATGAAGTGCCACTGGGACGTGGTGGGTGCTATACTTGATGACCCTAGCTCTACTGGTATACTAGATGACATACGTGATTTACGTTGTTATTTATTTTTAGTTGAGGAGTATGCTACTCGTTTGTTAGAAGAAGCTGAAGCTAAGAAAACTAATGCAGACTAGTATGTTTGTAACAGAGACTGACTGGGTGCCACCTAGCTCTCTGCCTAACCTTTCTAACTATAAAGAAATAGCTATAGACCTTGAGACCTATGACCCATTGCTCATGTCTCATGGACCGTCTTGGGCGTTCCCTGATACAGGTTATGTAACTGGGATAGCTGTAGCTACTAAAGACTTTCAAATCTATTTACCTATACAACACTTAGGTGGTGGTAATTTAGACAAGCGAGTTGTTGTAAACTGGATGAATAAAGAGTTTAGTCATAACAATGATAAAATCTTTCATAACTCTTTATATGATTTAGGTTGGCTAAGAAGGTTAGGAGTAGAAGTTAAAGGTAAGATACATGACACCATGTTTGCTGCACCTTTAATTAACGAAAATTAATATGGGTATTCTTTAAACAAGTTAGGCAGTAGATACGTAGGTGAATTAAAAGATGAAACGCTTTTAGAAGAAGCAGCAAAGTCTTTTGGTTTAAACCCTAAAAGTGAGATGTATAAACTACCAGCTAAATATGTTGGACCATATGCTGAGCAAGATGCAGCATTAACGTTAAAGCTCTGGGCTGTGTTAAAAGAATTAATAGTTAAAGAAAACGTAGAAAAGATATACGAGCTAGAAACTTCTTTAATACCTATCCTACTTGATATGCGATGGAAAGGCGTACCTGTTGATTTAGATAAAGCTGAAAAGATAGGTAAACAATTACAGCGTGAAGAAGAAAAAATACTAAAAAGTATTCACACCGACTATGGTGTAAGTCCCGACCTTTGGGCAGCAGCATCCGTGGCTACTGTATTTGATAGAGCTGGTCTTAGCTACCCTAGAACTCAAAAGACTAACGCTCCTAGTTTTACTTCAGCTTGGTTAGAAAGCCATGACCATAAGTTAGCTAAAGATATATCAAGAGCTAGACAACTCAATAAAGCTAGAACTACTTTTGTAGATAAGATGATACTAGAGCATAATGTCAAAGGTAGAATACACGGAGAGCTTCACCCTTTACGCAGTGACGGTGGTGGTACTGTGACTGGTAGATTTAGTAGTAGTAATCCTAACCTTCAGCAAGTTCCTGCACGTAACGATTACATAGGACCTCTTATTAGAAGTATATTTGTACCAGAAGAAAATATGCATTGGGGTGCTTTTGACTACTCTCAACAAGAGCCTAGACTTACAGTACACTATGCCATGAAGACTCAACAAGAAGGTGCAGAAGAAGCAGTAGATGCATATCGTAATAAAGATGCAGACTTTCATCAAGTTGTTGCAGATATGGCTAACATAAGTCGTAAAGAAGCTAAGATTATTAATCTAGGTTTAAGTTACGGAATGGGGAAAGACAAACTTATTAAACAACTCGATATATCTCCTGATGAAGCAGAAGTTTTATTTGATACTTTCCATAGTCGTGTTCCTTTTATTAAAGGCTTAAGAGATCAATGTGCTAGGTTGGGTAGTAACCGTGGATTTATTACTACCGTGTTGGGGCGTAAGTGTAGATTTAATTTATACGAACCTCGTAATGAGTATGGCTCTACACCTTTACCTTACAGCGAGGCTTTAGATAAGTACGGTCAGGATATTAAACGTTCCTACACGTACAAAGCTATGAATAGATTAATACAAGGCTCGGCAGCAGATATGACTAAGAAAGCTATGGTAGAGCTATATAAAGAAGGAATCTTAGCACATACTCAAGTTCATGACGAGCTTGATATCTCTGTAGATTCTAAAGAAACCTGTGAAAAAATTATGCAGATTATGGCTGACTGTGTACCTTTAGTTGTGCCTAATAAAGTAGATGCAGAGATAGGTGTAAGTTGGGGAGAAGCCACATCAGATTATAAGGAGTATTTTAATGGCTAGTAAAAGAGACAAACAAAGAACTAAGTACTTTGAGATATTTATGCTAACTCTTAATACAGATATGACGCTTGAAGAAATAGGTGTTAAATTTAAAATCACTAAGCAACGTGTTTGGCAGATCGTTAGGTTTAATCAGTTAGGAGCAGGAGATTACTTTAGAGGATACCGTGTATATACTGATTACTATAATGCTTTACTGAATGATACTAACCTTAGTAAAATAGAACGTAAGCAAAGACTTAGAGACTGGCTTAGACAGAATGATGTTAGATTAATTCGGAGTAAAGATGACTCAAAAATTACTGCATGAAACAACCTCTCTTCATGACTCGCCTTGTATAGGGCACTGCACTGTGACTCAGTGGGGTACTCGTACTTGTAAAGGGTGTGGTAGAACAGCTACAGAGATACGTGATTGGAACACTCTCAGTGAAACTGAAAAGAAACTGATCGTTGTCCGTTGCTGGGAAGACTACCTACCTCGACAGAAGAGGGAGATGTTAAAGAAAACTAACTAATTACTAGATTATCCTTTAATCATTAGTAGTTCTAAGTAAACTTATAAGTACCTAGTAAATAACTACTAGGCATTTATAGGAGAAATAATATGGCTCATAATATTGAGACTATGGCTTACGCTGGGGAAGTACCTTGGCATGGGCTAGGTGTTAAAGTCGCTGGCGACCTAACCCCTGAAGAGATGCTTAAACAAGCTAACCTAGATTGGTCAGTGAGTAAGCGTAATATATTCACATATAATAATGCCGACAGCGAAGTAGCTGACGATCTTATTATGTCTGATGATCACTATATGCTTGTCCGTGATAGTGATAACAGTATTCTTGGACCGTGTGGTAAGCGTTTTATACCTACTCAAAACTCGGATGCTTTTACATTCTTTAAAAAGTTTACCGACGCTGGTGATATGAATATGCACACTGCTGGTTCTTTACGTGGTGGTCGGCAAATATGGGGTCTAGCTGAAATCAATGACGGCTTTACCTTGCCTGGTGACGACAGAGTTGAAGGCTACTTACTAGTGTCCGTGTCCCATGAGTGGGGTAAGTCTAACGAGATTAGGTTTACACCAGTCCGTGTGGTTTGTAATAATACTTTGTCTATGGCTTTAGCTGACAGGAGTCAACCTGCATTTAAAATGCCTCACACTAAAGTATTTGACCAAGACCTTATCGTTTCTGCAGAACAGGCTTTAGGTTTAGCAAGTACACGCCTTGATGAATACAAGCAAAGTGCTGAGTTTTTAAGTAGTAAGCAATACAACGAAAATAAAGTTGTAAGTTACATTGCTGATTTACTACAGCCTAAACTTGCTCTACAAGAAAAAATACTGGTAGAGAACAGTAAGAATATTGACATAGCTCAAGCAGAGTCTAAACTTAGAACCTTAGAAGAGTTTCAACGTACTCCTCATAAAGTTTACGAGGCTCTTGAGCAACAACCTGGAGCTAACCTTAAGAGTTCTAAAGGTACGTGGTGGGGTGCTGTCAATGCAGTTACCTACGTGGTAGACCATAAGTGGGGTCATGACCGTGACGCAGCAATGCATAACGCTTGGTTCGGTGCTAGAGCTAGTCTTAAAAACCGTGCTATGGTTAAAGCTATAGAGTATGCCAAAGCAGCATAACTCCATAGAGTTTCTATGTTTCACCACCCCTGATTATTCAAGGGTGGTGAAAGTCCATATGAAAGAACTACATAAAATTGTTCAGGGTTATCCACGTATTGGTGACCCTGCATTTATGTCAGAACAAAACTGTGTAACACCTGAATCAAAAGCTCTTGAGGTTTACAATAGGTTCGCCAATCGTAAACTTAAAAGTTTTAAAAACCTTAAAGATTGTCAAATTAAACTTTGGAATCTTTTTAATAAGATGGCTACTAAGCCAGAGGAGATGGATATGAAGCGTAATTATCAAACCAGTGTTGAGATTCGCAAACCTAATAATTATTGTAATGTGGTGACAGCTCGTGACCCTTACGATACAAGTCAAAAACTTAGTCGTACTGATAAAGTTCCTATGTCAGCTAAGAATAAAGAACGTATGAAGCAATACGAAGGTATTAAAAATATACAAGATGTTTTAGACAAAGGTGTATTAAATTTGAACGATATCAAGTATGATATTAAATTAGGTTATGTTAAAAAAGGCTGACGAAAACTACGAACTTCTTTGGGAAATGGTTTACCATAACCCAAAGGAAGTTAAAGGAACACCAGCACGACTTCTAGTGAAGGTAGATACTAACCACCCTATATCGCAAGCAGATGATTTTTATGCGTGGATTGAAGAACACCGCAATCAAATAGCTAAGTCTGTGGTCAAAGCTGTTATAAATAAAACTTCAAAGTACAGGTGTATTAAGGTTTTTAAAGTACCCTTTTATAGTAATCAGGCTACCTAGAAGCCCTGTGACGCTATATAAGGCTTTGATTTATAAAAGGCTACCTACCTACTAGGTTATAAGATCAAACGCTTAAAACGGCTTAAAATTTTTATACATCATACCTATTATCTTTATAGGAATTAACTTATTATATATACTATACTTATAGGAGAAGAATATGCAACCTGAAATAGAAAGCGGAATAGAAGTACCAAAACCAAACTACAAAGAAAAGTGGAGCTTTCACAGACTTGAAGTTGGACAAAGTTTTGCTATTCCCTACGACGAAGACGCAGTAGAAGTTACACGTTTACGCACTGCTGCTAGTGCTTATAATCAAAGACACCGTGTTCGTTTAACTACACGCACCGTAACTGAAGACGGTAAAAAGATGTTAAGAGTTTGGAGAGTTGAGTAGTGAATTTAGAAAACAGTTTCTATA